GGACCTTCGTTTGGCTCATAAGTGTACTCATCTGGTGTGTAATCACGAATGATGTCACGCAGTAACTTAAGCTCTTCTTTGAGTGAATAGTGGATGCGCGCTTGAACGGCAGACATCACCTTCATCGTTCTTTCCAAAATTGCTAGCGTAGTACCAACAGGAGCCTGAGCTGACATGTCGCTGATGTTTAAGTCAGCTGCCGATGCAAACCTACGGCCTTCTTCAATAATCTTATCTAGGAGACCAGCTAATACCATGCTTGGTTCTTTGTACGGCAACGGCATGATGTTGTCGCGCATTGTTCCACTTGGTACATCTACATCACGGAACTCACCTGGGCTTATTGGCGTGTCATCGCCTTTGGTACGCAGTCCACGGGTCTTAAAGCCACCTGGCAAGTTGCTAAGTGAGCCGGCATCAACCAATTGACGGAGGATAGAAGTACCTGATTTAGCAAAAGCACCGATAAGATGAATAAGACCAAAACAATAGAAGCCAAAGCCAGGGATATAACCGTAGTGAACAAAGTGATTACGTTTTTGTTTATTTTCATCTTCTGGTCTCCAGTTACGACGAATCGACAAGATCTCACCAGATGACTTCTCAATAGTCACAATATATGGCAGAGCAATACCTGTAGGCTCCCCATCTTTATCTACATCAGGGTATGCTTCCAGATCCAAGTCACACTGCATCTCCAACAATTTATAGCGGTCGTCAGTCGATGCACGAAAGCCCATCTTCTCCGCAATCTTCTTCTCAATCTCGTCAAAAGAGTCAGCCGGGTCAGGTAGGTCAATATCTTTATAAAAACCAGCTACTTGTAGTTTGCGTAGCTCGTTCTTTGTCTTGCGCATTACGTGAGTGATACGTGGTGCTTGTGCTAGTGACGCCGCACCGTAAGGAACTACTAAGTCCTCAGCCGGTACAAACATAGAAACCTGACGGTTTAGCGACGGGTCAAAATAAACTTTCTTAAACGCATTACCTGATAAACCCAAGCCCCAGAGCATGCGCTCTGTTTCAGGCCTGTATTCCTGCATCACATCTGTAAGCTGGTAGTTCATATCAGCCTGAACCCGTTCGCTTGCAGCTTTTTTCTCTGGGGTCTCTTTACCTATGATCTGTGTTTTAACTGGACCTGCGGCTGGGAAGATAGCCATGATGGTCTCAGCTTGGAACTTAACCAGTGTCTCTGATAAAAGCGGATGATATACACCACAGGCACCTGGCCAAGGCTCCATGCGCTCTTCAATCTTCATACCCAACAACTGCAAGCCATCGACGTAGGTCTGTATCCAGTCTTTGCGTGAACTGATGTCTTCATCAAACTCACCAATCAAATCACCTGACAACTGGGTCAGCTCCCCTTCGTCCATATACTCGGCCAAGTTTGCGTCAAAGTCGTCGTCGCTAGGCTCTTCAGGCTCAATCTTAAGGATTGGGTTCCCATCAATGTCTAACTCAACAGACTCTGGGTCCTCAATCGTGATCTCCATATCCGGAGTATCTTCGTTCTCAATATCCGCAATCCCGAGGGGAGCTGCGTACAAACCTTTTTCAATAGCCATAATTATTTCCTAAGTGTCGCTCTGTTTGTTTTTGGGTTATATTCGTACGCACTAGCGCTTTTACCCGAAATTTTTGTTGCTCTATCTATAGCACGTTCTTCTGCAGTCATAGAATTGCGCGCCGCCCCTTTTGCTGTAAATGTTTTGCCATCCGCTTTTAGGTGCCCTCGTTTCTGGAGTATCTCAATAGCCGTAGCCTCACTGCCAACTTGAGCAGCAAGCCTTTGTAGCATCTGGTTCCTACCCATAAACTTCTGCGTTGTCATACGTTGTAATATCCAGCGTTTTTATACGATTTAAAATATTTCGGCTCATCTGGCTCATCACTATCTAAGCTAATAAAGCCACCCCTTCTGAAGCGCAACATCGCCTGAGTCATAGAGTCCACTAAGTCATCATGCTCGCCTGATGGAAAACTAGCTGTTTCTTCAACCAGCTCGTCGGCCCAGTGCGTATTTGGAACCCATACTCTCCCAGATGCAAATATATCAGCAACTGCGTTCAAACGGGCAATTTTATCGCTGCCTTTGCTTGGAACATATTCTTGAACAGGGATACCCATAGCGCGCAACTCAAAAACTAGTGGGGCACCAGAAGCCTTAGCCTCAACAATCAGTGCATCAGGCTCCCATTCTTTATAGTGTTCAAATGCCATCGCTTTTAACTCTGGAAACTCCATGCGTTTCTTAAATGAGTTCAGCAAGATGATATTTGGTACCATAACGCCCCGTTCGTTGTCCTGATAGAACACTCCCCAAGTCGTACAAGCACAATAATCTGACCTTTGGGTCTTTAAAAAGGCCGTATCCCAACTTTGAATAGTAAATTCACACAACGGAGGGTCCTCATGCTCCCAGAGCTTCCACCATTCTCGCTTAACAATAGCTGAAACATCTGAAGTTGGGCTCTGCATGTACTGAGCCATCCATTTACCGTTGGGTAATTCCTGGCGAAGCGCTTCTAGCTCCTTAAGTGACCAGAATTCAGGCCAAAGTGGGTCTCCGTCAGGCAAAATTGCTGGAAATTCAATAACTTCCCACTCTTCGCCCGACCTTTGACGAGCTGCTTTTACCACTTGACCCGTTAAGTCTTTCTTAGACCACCGCGTCATCACAATAATAATGGCCCCACCTGGTTGCAGACGCTGACGAGGGCCTGATGTATACCATTCGTATGTTTTGTCGTATACCTCGGGGTTGTTTTCCGCTAGGGTTGCTTCTTGTTCTGAGTGAGGGTCGTCAATAATGAGGATGTCCGCGCCTTTACCCGTAACTGCTCCACCCACACCGATAGCAAAATAGTCTCCGCCCTGGTTAGTCGCCCACCGGCCTGCTGCTTTAGAATCGGACTGAAGCCCAACTCCCGGAAAAATGGACTTATACACGTCCGAATCAACCAAGTTACGTACTTTTCGCCCGAACCCAACCGCCAACTCTGCAGTGTGCGCCGTTTCGATGATTTTCTTCTTTGGAAATTTACCCAAAAACCAAGCGGGTAGTAAATAAGAAGCAAACTCGCTCTTCGTATGCCGAGGAGGCATATTAATAATAAGTCTCTTGCACTGCCCATTCGCTACCCTTTCAAAAGCTGCCGCCATCTCACTATGATGGGCCCCGTCAATGAAGCTAGGCCACACTTTATGCACAAAATCCATAAAATTTTCTTGGCAACTTTCCCGATCCACAACTTCTTGGGCTTCTAAAGTCTCTACATCTAGGGCGCGCAGCTCAGCCGGCTTTAAATTATCAAGGTTATCAAGGAGATACTGCAGCTCCTCTTTACTAAGCTCGTCTAACTTAGTCATCTTTTGGGATTGGTTCCATGTCCACTACGTCTATTACAGTAACGTTCTGGTCCGACAGTGTGGCTAGTCTGCGCTCATTATCAGTAGGGATGGTTTTCATTGGGTTCTGCATTAGCAGTTGAATGCGCGCTTTAATGGCCTGCTTTAGCTCATCACTAGTTTTGTGGGTAATAGTAATCTCAGAACGCTCAGTAAACAGGTCCGACGCTTTTCCAAGGAGCTCTAGTGCCTTAAGGGCAACCTTGTTGTCATCGTCCTGGCTGATCTCCATCAACCTATTGACTACTATGGTGCGTACCTGAACCTTGTCAGCAACTACTTGCTTCTCGTACTCACTTAGATAGGCACTTAGCTTAAGAGCTACGCCGGTTCTTTGTAGTGCTTTTGACTCTTCTTTAGTGGCTGGAGATTTTTTGCGTTCTGCTGGCTTTAGTGCAGCAATCATCTGAGCAGCTTGGTCAGCTTCATCATCTGAGATATCGTCATCCAAACCAAGTTCACTTAGCATGAGTGCAGTATTCCCAGCGATCTTTAATCGCTCTTCGTAGTTATCTCCGCTTTGCGGGTAAGCGTTGACTGGTACAGCTATGTCGAGGTTTGGCTCGATTGGTATTTGCATAAAACCTTAGTGGAGGCTTGATGGGTGCAGTATACACATTTTTTTGGTGGGGTGGAAATCATCGTGCCCACCCCCGCACGACTCACGTGACTAAGTGTGCAAATTATACCTATGGGCTGTTTTTCTTTTTCTTTTTGATACCTTTAAGTTTCTTTTTGTTTGCCCGTTCCTCATGGTGGTGGATTCTGTGGCAGTTAGCACACAGGGGTATGCACTTCTTTATCTCTTCTCTGGCGGCTTTGTAGTTGCCGTTTTGCGCTAGTGTGTTTACTTTGCGGTTAGATTTGTCATAGTTAATGTGGTGAAAATCTATTGCTGCAGGGTGGGAAAACCCACATACAGCGCACTTAAACGTACTTTTAAACAAGCTCCACTCAACCCGCTTATTTCTTTTTAGTTTAGAGGCCTTAGCTTTTATTGCCTCTTTGTTCTTCTGGTAGTGTTTTTCGCTGTATTCTGCGCGTTTTAGTTTTCTAACGAGCGGATCCTTGTACGGCATCTAATCTCTTTCTCCAGTACAAGCTGTGCTTATAGCCCCAAGGCTTGGTGGGTTCGTATAACTTAAACCCTTGATTTATTAGGGAATTGCTAGAGGCTGGATTATCTGTAGTGTCAGTTATTGCCCACTTCCACCCGAGTTTTCTGGCCTGACGTAATCTAGCATTAATGAGGCGCTTTTGCAAACCATGTCCTGTATGGCTGTATAAGACACCTGCCCGGCACAGATACCCGCAGTCGTACCAAGTAATTGAACGTACAAGACCTGCAAAGCCAACGGGTTTGTCATTTTCATCATAAGCAATCCACCAGTACCCTACTTCGGGTTTATACGGGTTATCCATGGGCAAGCACTTTTTCTGAAGATACAAGATCGTAGTCCTATTTGGCTCGTGGCGGATGTCGACTTTTTTGATCCGTATCTTCATACCCCTATTTTAGGCAGTTATGTGACTCTAATATGGCCTTGTTTTTGTGTGTAGTCTATTACACATTTTGTTGACATATTTAGTGGCTATTTACCATTTTGTTGACATATTTAGTGGCTATTTACCATTTTGTTGACAAATAGGGGCAGTTTGGGGGTTTATTTACCATTTTGTTGACTTATTAATGAGTCCTTAAGTAGGTTAAAGCCTTATTAATGAGTCATTTAATAATTTCCCGATCACGCACTTTTTCCTATTTTTGGCTACTTTTTCTTACATTCTTCCCGTTCGGGAAACTTTTTCTTACTTTGTTGTTTGGTCTAAATTTACTTTGCTAATGACCCATGTTTGCATGGGTTTCTCTTTTAGATTCATGGGGTTACAGCGTTTT